CTGCAGTTCCACCACCCACACCGTCTGAGTCCACGATACAATTATTTGGATGTATCCCGTGAGACCTCATTAGGTCCTGTATATTGGACGATAATTCTGTGGTTGATAGTTTCCTATACACCTTACAATCTATTAGAACCAGTCCTACCCAAATCATCACCACAGACCTGTCATCACCAAACCTTGCTACGTCAATTGTCATATACTTTTTATCCTGTGTATTTGGTGTATGTTTAAATACTGAATTACTAATCTCGTCAAACTTGAATAGACTATCACTCTCATCAAGATAATCCCAATCACCTTCCAATAATCTTCTTCTTTGTTGTGGAGGTAATTCCTTTAACATATCAAGATAAGATGGTGGTAAGTGTGGATTGTCCATCGGTAAGGATGGAATAAAGACCTTATTATCTTCTAATTTGTTTTGTGTGAATGGTAAATAAAAATCCTTCTTAATCCAATTGTTAGAAGGGTTACACGTCATCAGTACCTTTGGTATAAAATTATATTCTTTTAGTTTATATCTGATACGTGATTTAACTATGTTGTATGCAAGAGATGTTATTTGTGAACTTTCATCTATGAATGCTGCAGATATTTCTAACGAACCTAAACTGTCATAGTTAGGGTCACTTGGGTTGTAGGCTAAGTCCTTGAATATAATTTCTGATTTGTTATAGAATGTTAATACATTTGATTGACCATTGTAATTGAAATGTTCACCACTCTTTAATCCCATAGTACTGAGTAAGTCAAAGAGAGTATTGAGTGTTGTTAATCTAAGTTGTGTTAATACGGCACGACCTATTAAACATCTGATACCTGTGTATTTTAAACATAGGGTTACAATCCATAATGCACCAAGCCAACTCTTTCCACCACCAGCTGACCCACCAAATAATACCACATTGGTCTTATCATCGGTTAGATACTTCCACGCTTCACTCTGTCTCTTGGTCGGAGATATTGTTATTTCCATTTCTGAATTGATTGGCAAGTTCCTCAGCGTGTTTATTCATTAACATAGAATGAAGTTCATCAACACTTTGTGGAACCCTTATCTCCTGTTGTACAGGTTCTGGTTTTAGTTCTGCTTGAACGTTCTTTGGTTTCTTACAATTACATCCCATATTATATTCCTGTTCTTTGTTTTACAATTACATTCTTCTTATGTGCGTGTAGAACACCCTGATAATCTATATCTAAATGTGGGAACTTATAATAATATAACTCATATCCATTATCTCTTAACAAATGTTCACAAGATAATAGACAGGACAAATTATGATATTCAATACCAATATGACGACACCCTTCAAGAAACTCAGGTCTCATTGCGTTCATAAAAATCTCTGAACCTTCCACATCAATCTTTGCAACAGTTGGTTTAACAACATTAAAATATATTTCAAACTTCTCGGTCCTATCTACATAGTCCATTATTTGAATGAAATTCTTAACATTGAAATTGTTTTTATACCACTCATAAGATTCTTGTGATGGGTCAACACCATATACCTTCTTTGCATTCTTCTGTATCCAATACATTGGTGTTGGTGTAAATTCTGAATTAATACCTGAACCTAAATCTAAAATGGTTTCACCATCAACAGGTAAAAAAGACCAGTGATTAACAGGGTCTTCGTTATTTATTAGTCCTTTTATTTCTCTATTCATATATATGTATTTATCTATTTACGAAATTTTTATCGCAACAAATTCAAAAAAATATTAATCTGTTAAATTAATATTGATACTGATTGGGTCACCATTTGATGTTATGTCTATCTTACGTTGTTCCAACCCATATAGTTTATTAATGTCGGCTAAGGTTTCCCTTTCCACTCTTTTGTTATTATCGTTCCTCGCACGTTGAAGTAGGTCAAAATACCTTTGAAGTTGGGCTGAGATAATTTCTTCCGTTTGTTCTTGGAACCTTTCTTTAAGTCGTGATTTACAATCTTGCCATACATTCTCAGCCTGACGTTCTGTGATTCCATATTTCTTTGAGTATTTTTGTCTAAATTCAGTATAGTTCAACTTCTCATACAAAATCATTTCCATCGCATCAGGGATACGTTCTTCATATTCAGCCTCTGTTGTTTTTCTACCAGCCATTATATTTTTCTTTTGAGTTTATAAAGAATATAGTTTCTTAATTTATGATATTGAGTATTTTTACAACTGGCACAATTTTCAAATACATATTCTTCGTTGAACAGTTGTTTATACACATCTTTTATAAATACCTTTGATTCTTCTTTTATACCCCCAAATCTTATTACTTCGTTGTACGCCTTGATAATGTCTTCCTCGTCATAGATAATCAAAGGAAGGGGTGTTAAATCAATTTCTGGTAGGGTTGTAACTTCTTTCTTCTTCTTACAGGATGTACAACCTTTCTTTTTCTTTGGAGGATTTTCTATTGCTTCCTGTTTTGCTTTGTTAATCTTTTCCAATATTTCGTTATTCGTATCCATTATAATCATTAAGTTTTTGAATTACATTATTTCTAATTTGGTCCTTACTTTCTTTGATATATTTTATAATTGAACTTTTTGGAATTTCTGTGTGTTTTGCCACTTTATTAACTGAACCAAGGGTTAAATACAAATCCATAAGTGACTTGTGAAACCACGTTAATTCACTATATTCCTTTTCTAATATATCAAATAATTTTTGTTTTTCAAAGAATTTCTGTTCTTCTGATACTTCAAATAAACTATCTATATTTACATTTGAAATGAAACTATCGTATTTGAGAAACTCTCTACGCACTTTATAGTAGAATGGACTGGTTTTACTTATCCAATTGATACGGATGATTGATACTATATAATATTTGATACTACAATCATCATAGAACTTTAGATTGATATGTTCTTTCTGATACAATTGAATTATAACCTCGTGTAGTAAATCCTGCGTTAAATCGTGGTTCTTGGTTATTTTCTTTGTTATTTGAAGTAACTTATAGTAATTAACCGTTATATACTTCTCAACTTCTTTGTTCATTAATTAAATTTCTAATACTGGTCATTACCTCACATATCTCGTAATTCTCACAGGCTTCGTTAACCATTATACTTGATTGAAGTAATTTATCCAATACATCTATTCTGTTTATACCTCTGTTGAGGTTATGGTCTAATATGGTTAACATACTATCAAGTAACGTTAAACATAACTGGTCTTTTTCTTCCTCAGTCATCTCCCAATAAGATGCTGGTATTTCAAGTTCCCCTACTTTGACGTGTCTCGTTTCCATATTCAGTACAAATTTTCATTACTGTATTTTCTGATACACCAATTTTATTTGCTATTTTTGCTCTGGTCCAATTTCTCTTTCTATAATCTAAAACTTTGAATATCATTTCATCTGTTACTATTCCTCGTCTTAAAGTATATTTCCTTTTCCTTAGTTGAGTAAAGACTGGTTTACCATCTATTACTTCTTTCCAACCAGGTTTAATCCAAATACCAGAAGCTTCATCATATAAATATCCAAGAAGTTGCATAAGTTCAAAAGTGTTAGCACGCTGGTACTCATCAAAATAAACATTAGGTTTTTGAGGCACCATTTTACTACCACCATTCAATTCTCTTAACTTTTCTGCTTCTATTCTATCTGATACCTTTTGACAATCCTTGCACTTTTTGGTTATTACTTTTCCATCTCTTAGATAATAATAACTAATTTCTTTCCAAGTTTGGCAAGTATTGCATTTGCAATAATTTGGATTATTTTGATAAAACTTATCTCTATCTTCTTTTTCCAATTTAATTCTGTTTTTATATTGTTGCTTCTGTTTTCTATAACAAGATTTACAATACTTTCTGGTGCGTATTTTATTTTGTGTAGAATGAAAATAGGTATCATACTGGTCAACTGGTTTATCTATTGAACATTTTCTACATATCATAAATACTTTTCTTTTCAACAAAAATCCCGCTGACTAATGGCACTAAGTCAAGCGGGATAAAATCTAATTTTAGTTGGAAGCCTTATTAGAATCTATATATAAATATAATAAAAAGTACTGGAAATAAAAACTATTGTTGAGTTATTTTTTCCAATTCTTTTATTTGCTTTTCAATACCATATCTTTTCTGGTATGCAATACCTCTTTCATCTGGTGTATTGAACTTATCTTCTTTTATTAATTTATTTAATTCTTTTAATTCTTCTTCAAGTTCAATTTTGTTATTTAATACATTATCTGGTACATTGTCTAATACTTTATCTAATAATAAAGGTTGTATAATACTGCCAACTTCTCCGACTAATGACGTGTCGGTTTTCCGACTAACACGGTTCGGTTTTCCGACCAGTAGTGTCGGTTTTCCGACTAATGGATTCGGTTTATCGACCAGTGAAACCATCCTCAACGGAACGATAGTTCTTTTCTCTTTTCCATTAATCATCTGTCTATCACATTTGATATAACCTAAACTTTCCAACTTTGTTACTTTTTCACTTGCGGTCGTTCTACTAATACCCATCATATCTCCCAACATATTATTTGATATAAAACATTCTTTTTTATTATCATAAAAGGAATAGATAATTGCAAGTGTCATCTTATCTCCAAAATTTAATTCTTTATTTCTCATCAAAGTATGTGGTATCTTTGTGAATTGTTCTTTATTTGCCATATTGTTAAATTAAAAAGGGTCACCAAATACTCACTGCTTCTCACGTCAGTTTTCTTTGGCAACCCTCAAAATCTTTAATGTCCTATAATGTGAGAAGGGACTATACTAATAAATACCAAAAATTTTTCGTAAATCCAAATCCAATCAAAAAAAGTTACCAACTTTTCCACATTCCGTATATATGTATATATTTTTCTAAACTTTTTTGGAAATATAAAATATTTATTGTAAATTTAGATAAACAATTAAAACTTATTAGAAATGGCAAACAAACCGTTACAGCAGTATTACAACACTACCAACATTGATGGAGAGGAACTTCGTCAACGTATGGAAAGTTGTGAAAGCCAGAATATGGAAATATTAGAACTGGCAAGAGAAGTTAAAACAATTTGGAGA